GAAATACTGCAATGTCCTTGCTAGTAGTTTCGCGGGTGTCGGCGTTCAGCTCAATGCTGCACTCCGTTTCGGCTGCAAACGCCTTGTAGGTCGTTCCGCCGTCTGCGCTTAAAAAAAGGCGAACTTCTCCGCCGCTTATGTTGCTCATGTTTAATAGTTTATTAGAAAGGTGAAATCCGCAGCCAGTATAATACTTTCCTGCTGTTCATTGTAAAAGGCCTGCATATTTTCCATGTAGGCTATGGTAAAGGTTTGTTCTGCCGCTACGCCTATGGCATCCGCCGCGCATGCTGTCGCTTCTAAGCTCCCGCTGTCTTGGTTTACGTACTGGGTGTACATAGGTATTACGCGGGGGTAGTGCTGCAAATTGTGGCGTATTTCGGTCAGTTCGTTTTGTGCTTCGTCGGCGCTGGCGTAGTGCATGAATAGTGTAGCTGCTACGCGCTCGGCTACGTACTGGTCCTTAGTTTCGGTTACCGCTATGCCGTTAAGGTTTATTACGATAAAATCGCCCGTTTCAGCTTGCGGTGCTGCCAATGAATAGACCGGCGTACTGGTGGACGCTTGGACCGCTTCATGTATGTACTGCAAATAGTTCACCTCAAGTGCGCTTTAATACGCTTTTGTACAAAGTTACTAATTTTTTCGGCTGCCCTACGGGGTACGTCGCTACCTTGTAACGCTTTATCAAAAAATTCCTTTGGCGTAAAATTCTTTGCAGTTCCGCCGAATAGCTGCCAGGGTGCATAGTATGCGCCGCGTTTGCTGCTAGGCCGTAAGCCTACCACTACGTAAGCCTTTACGGTCCCCTTGTTTGGGAATACGTCTATACTTTTGTATAGGTTGTAAAATGCTCCGTTTGTTTTTTTGTTGGCATCCTTTACGCCACGTGCCTTGTAGCTGGCCTTGGCTTGTAACTCATTGTAAGCCTCTTTGCGGGCCTTTTCCACCAGTGGGCGTGCTTCCGCCTTTAGGATGTTCCGAAGCTCCCTAAAACGCAAAGTTTCCGACGTGCCTAATTTCTTTAGGTTCTGCCGGAACTGGTCGAAGCTTTCCACTCTGCCGCTTTCGCTTTTTAGGTAAACAGTATTACCCCGTCCCATTGTCGCGCAGGGTTGTTTTGACTAGCAAAAAACGGCGGCGGCCTTCGGGCGCTACGCTTATTATGTCGTAGTCCTCGGCGTTGTAAGTTAATTTCCATTTTGCTGCCACGCTGTTGGGGTAGCGTAAACGCCAGGTAATGCTGGTGGCGCTTTGAATTTGGTCGTACGGCATGGTTTCCGTACCGGTTGCGCCTGGCACTATGCGCTCGGCGTAAAATGAGCCTGCGCTGGTCCAGGTCTTTGTTACCTGGCCGCTGTTATTTGTGGCCGTAGTCGGCTGGTAAAGCGTAACGCGCAGGTCTAGCATTACGAGAAATTTTGGCGGTAGCGAAACGCTAGGCGGTCAAAAAAGCGGTTTGAATTGTACGGCAAGTCGTCGCCGTAGTCGTACCCGAATTTAATGCGCTGGTAAAGCGCGTGTTTAATGTCTGCAGGCGGGTTAGTATCGCCGCACGTAAAGACTAGCACCATACGCTCCGGAATTTCCTTTAGCGTTAGGGTCGTATTAACATAGGTATAATCGGTGTACAAAGCTAGGACCGTTGCGGTGCCTTCGTCGTCGTAAGCTGTTACGCTTGTAATAGCCGTAACCGGACCCAGGGGGAGAGCGTATTGCTCTTGCCCCCAGGTGTCCACTGTTACAGTTGTTGCACCTAAACGGTAGCCGGTGTAGCTGTTAAATTCCTCGACCGCTGCGCTAAAAAGCATAGTTAGTAGCGCGTCGTCTGCGCTACCGTCTACGCGGCAAAAGGCCTTTACCTCGGTAAGATTTACCGTAATCGGAGTATAACTGCTAACCGTTACCATTTGTTTAGATAGTTACGTCAGTTGCTAGAGCAAAAGATGCGTTACGCAATACGGCTACGTCCATAAAGCGCTCTACGTAGATCTCTACGATTGAGGACTTCATTTGGCTGTAAGGGTCTACCATTAAAGTAGCACCGCCCCAAAAACCGATTTGAACGTCTGCGAAGTTACCGAAAAGTAAGCCGTAGGTATCGGGAGTACCAGTGGTCTTTTTAGAAACCGTGGTATTAAAGATATTGTAACCGTTTGCAGTCTTAACTGGGTCAAGCATGCCCTCTACGAGGAAGCGTCCGCTACCAGCGTCTACTTTGGTTTTCTTTAGCTTGGCTACTACGTTTGGATGCGTAACGTAAGCAAGGTTACCGGCTAGTGCGTCGCTTGCAGCTAGTGCAGCTTCCATGTCTACTAGGTCGTCAAAAGAAATAGCACCTAGGGCCAAAGCCTGCGCTGCTAGTTCAGTGTAGATACCGCTAGGCTGGTTAGATGAGCCAGTACCATTAAGTACGGCGTTCTCTAGGCCTTTGTTGAACGAAAGGTTGAGCTGCTGAATTACGCGCTGCTCAATTCCACGGCTGTACTCTTGGCGCAGCAGTTGGTTTGACATAGACGCAGAAATTACGGCACGCTTAGGCGACATAGTAACTTTATCAAAGTTGATGTCTTGGACGGTGTCGGTTCCGGTTTCAGTCTGCCAGTTTAGCGTGTAGCTAGACGTTTGCTTAGGGAAGTCGATGTTACCTACCAAGTTCTCTGCGATTGAGCAAAGGCCAAGCGTAGGTGTGTTAGGGTACAAAAAGTCAATGTAACGGCCTGGCTCGGTAAATACCAAGTCGCCGCCAAGGTTTCCGCCAGTACCGCCAGTAACTGACTGCGTACGGGTAAAAAGCATTTCGGGCATGTTGATAGCGTGCATGTCGCGAGCGTCAACTCCGAGCCTGCGCTTTTCGCTTAAGCCTTCCTGGTTTACTTCGGCTTCTACGCCAGTAAGTTTACCATTGCGGGCTTCGTTGATAGCCTTAATGATGTTGAATTTTCCAAGGTTGCGAGCTTCGCTCTTTGAAAGCTGACCTTGTACAGCTGATGCATCTACAAAAGTGTTAGCTCTTGTTTCTGCCTCGTTTTCGTGATTTTCCACGGATTCGGGGTTTTGGGTTAATTGTTCAGGTTCTGCCTCTTGTAAGGCCTTTTCTAGCGACCGTAATGCTACGGACGTAGTGGGGTTAGCCCCGCGAGGGGTTAAGCTAATATCGTACATTTCGCCGATTTGCTCGATTACTCGGGTTGGCTTTTCGCTGCGTACGTTTTCCCAGCGTTCTTTTTTAACGGTAAATGCCCAGCTTGCCTGGTCTACGTCGCCGCGACCTACTAGCGTGCGTACTTCGTTACCGGTTGATGTGTCGGGCAAGTCAAAGCGAAACTTCAAGCCCTCTTGGTCCTGCTCTAGGCTTAGGGTGCCTTCGCCGTATTTGGACCTAGCCAGTACGCGGTCGTAGTCGTGGTTGTAAAGGGCGTGTACGTCGTAGTCGTTCAACTCGCCTAGCGCGTTAACGTCTATGCGCTCCATAAATGAGCCCATGTCGTACTCGTTCCAGTTAAGCGCGTAGCCTTCTACGGTATTACTCTCCGTTACCGGTATCGTCCGGCTGCGTATTTCCTTCTCCATTTTGTTCTTGTTCACTGCCCATGTGCATAGGCTTGTTATATACGTCGCCGCCTTCGATAGGTGCGAGCCCTTCAATGCGGCGTATTTCGTTGGCGCTCATTACGCCTATATTCCAGTAACTCACGTTACGCTGTACCTCAGTGGTAATGTCGCCACGCATAAGGGCCTTAAGGTCCAGCTGGAATACACGGTTACCACTTAGTAGCTTATTGGTAAACTCCATTTCGATTACCTCAATTAGCGGACGGATGCAGTCGCTGACAAACTGCGCGTTTTGCGCTTCTATGCTGTTGGCATATCCTGCGCCGTCCATGTGGCCAATTTTGTGCGGGGGGACGCTGTAAAGGCGGCATATTTCTTCAACACTAAAACGTAAGCTCTCAATTAACTGCGACTCTTGAAAGTTCGCAGCTACCGGCTTGTACTCTGCCCCCTCAGTTAAAACAGCGGTCCGCCCCTTGTACTCCTTGTTCAGTTCGTCGAACTGTCGGCCTATTTGCTTAACGCGGTCCGCGTCCCGAATAGTGCCTTGAATTTGTAAAATGCCTTTAGGCATACCCCCGTTACCATAGAAGCCGCCCATGTGGGCAGTTGCGGCCATTGATGTACCGATTATTTCTTTTGCGTAAACTATCGGGCTAACTCCGTTAATGCCGTCAAAGGACCAGTACTTAAGGTGGATTAGCTGGTTAGGGTTTAGGCGCAGGTTAATACCGTTGCGTAGGTGCAGCTGGTAGATAAGCTCGCCGCTGGTAGTATCAACTGTTACCAGTTCGGTATCGATAAGCTCTAGGCCGGCTAGGTTGTTACCGCTACGTACCGGCAGTACGTAAGCGTTACCGCGCAGCAAAAGCTGCGTTAACATAGCCTTACGGAAATCGTAGCTATTGTACGCCTCGTTTGGTCGCTTGCTTACCAGGTCGTTAATGAGGCCTGGCTGAAATAGTAGGCCCTGCTCCGTTTCGCGGAACAGCTGCCAGGGCAGTGAGGCAATCGTGTTACCGATTAAGTTAACGCAGGCGTACAAAGCGCTGACCTTTGGCGCGTTTGTGCTGCTTACATTCTCGCCCGCTAATGTAGCGTTACCGCCAAAAAGATTAATTAGCCAGGGCTTAGGGCTTATTACTCCACTAACGCTACGCTTTATACGGTCATACCATGCCATAACACAAAGTTACACAAAAATTATGTCTAATTCCTCATACGTCGACATTCCGGTACTAGCATTGTGAACATAGCCCGCTAGCGCCGTAATAAGTGCAGCGGTGCCGTCTATGCGGTCCGGTGCCTTATCCTTTTGAAAGGTCCAGTTATCATTTTTATCAATGTGCAGGCTGGTGTTAGCGATCATCCAGGCGGTAATGGGGTTACCGTCGTGTGTTATGCCTTTCGTTGTAACCATGCGGTATAATAACTTCATAGGCTCGTTTACCATAAGCGCCGACTGCCGGACCTCGTAACAAAACTGCTTGCCATATTTGCTGCGTAAACGCTCTACGGTTTCCGCCGCGTTCCAGGGGTCAAAGAAAATACCTTCGACTGGGTGCTTGTCTATAATACTTTCAATCATTGCTATCCGGTGGTCCGTTGTGGTTACCTCGCCCTTCACCATGTCTAGCTTGCCATTCTTTATCCAGTTCCGCGCTAGGTTAGGGTACTTTTGCTTTCGCTTTGTCATGGCATGGTCGGTAATTTGGTAATACTGGACCGTATAAAAGCGTTCGCCATTAAAGTAAACCACCGCGTAGGCTGTAAAGTCATTCACCGCTGCAAGGTCAACCCCTAAAAAGCAACGCCACTTATCCACGCCTTTAGGCTTCGGACCTTCACACTTTAGCCACTTACCTAATTCAATGTAAGGCTGGGCGCTACCGGCCCACTGGTTAAGGTGCAGTTTGCGTAAACTTAGTAGCGTGGGTTCGTCGTGCTTGGCCGTATTGCTTAGTTCCTCAAGATATTGTAACGTAACCGTTATACCTAGGGACGGGTTAGCCTTTGCCCATACCTTCGGGTCGTGCGGGTCTTCCTCGTCCGTAGCTCCGTAAATGATAGTTAGCCAGCTTGGGTCTATGCTTGGCTGCTCCTTTACCCGTTCCGCGTATTCGTGCCATTTGTGAGCAAAGCTGTAAGCGCTGCCTGCCGTGGTAATGGCTACCATTTGGCTAGGGCGTGAGGCCATAGACGTACGTAGGGCTTCCCATAGTTCGGGACCCTTTACCTCATTCCAGCTGTGTATTTCGTCGCAAAGGATAAAAGACGGGTTTAGTCCGTGGTTGCTACCGCCGTCGCTGGTAATAGTCTTTAGGTAGCCTGGCTTGCCCTTTAGCCGTATTTCCTTACGGTAGGGTTCTAGTACCTTTTGTAGCTCCGGGTTTAATAAAATCATGTTACGGACGTAGCCAAACAAGATACCGGCCTGTTCCCTAGTTGCAGCTGCTAAAACTACCTGGGGGTTAGTGCCTTCCTTAAAGCCTTTAAGCATGTGGGCTATTGCTAGCATAGCGATAAAAGCGCTTTTACCATTCTTTCGTGGTATTTCTAGCCATACCATACGCTTACCCTCGGCATCACGTATAAGCTTACGCTGCCAGTCCATAAGCTTTACCGGTTGACCGGCTCCGCTGTCCTCAGTTAAGACGCAAAAGCGCTCAATTATACTTTCAGTCCAGGTTAACTGCATCGCCCACAATCTTACGCAGTTTCTCTATTTCGGCGTTTGCCTGCTTTAGTGCTTCCATTGCTGGGTTTTTTCTTAGTACTGGTTTGCCTCGGTCCGTTACTGCTTCCAGTATTGCTCCGTGAGTATCTATACTCCTTTCGCATTCTGCCTTTACTCGCTCCCAGCGTGCTAGTTCCTCAATCATTTGGCTAAAATAGGTTATT